GTTAAGCAAAGAAAGTGCCTCAGCAGGTCGTTGGGAAACCTCGCGGGGCGATGCTCTTTACGCCGCTGGTGTTGGGTCTGGTATCCTTGGTTTCCGAGCCGATCTCGCAATCATCGATGACCCCATTAGCGGCTTCGAAGAAGCACAGAGCGTGACGCAACTCTCCAAAATACATAATTGGTATGAAACAGATTTTGTTACGCGTCTGAAGCCCAAAGCAAAGTTGGTTCTGATTTGCCAACGGTTGGCCCGAAACGATTTGGCCGGATACTTGATCGACCGCAACGTTACCAAGGAAACGAAGCGTCAGAAAATTCTCGTGTTGCACATGGAAGCCAAAGAGGGCGATGTGCTGGGCCGTGGTGTTGGAGACCGACTCTGGCCTGAATGGTACACCGCAGGAATGGTGGCAGACGCCAAGCGGGATGATTACAAATGGCGTACTCTGTATCAGCAAGAGCCTCCAGCCGATGAAGGTTCGTGGGCTTCCACGGAAGACATCCAGTTTCGGGTGCCAGAAGGCAAGCCGGAAGTAACATACGGCATGACCGACTTGGCCCTGTCCGTGAATACAGGCGATTACACCGTTCATTTGGTAGTTTCCGTAGACCGTAACTCTGATTGGGACGTCATCGACGCCAAACGGGGCCGGGTGGACGTAAACCAATCCTCCGAGGATGTAATTAGCCTCTGCTCGACTTATCATCCGCAAGAGTGGCTGATCGACGATGACAACATGGCCAAAGTGTTTATGCCTCTGGTTGCTACTCGTGGGCGCGAATTGGGAGTGTCCGTACCGCTCAAAATGATGCCGATGCGGGGGCAGGACAAGGAAACTCGCGCAGCACCCCTGCGGGGTCAGTTCAAGCGCAGAAAGGTATTCCTGAACCCCAACGCGGCCTATTGCAAGTGGCTCGTGCCCGAGCTGCTCCAGTTCCCAAATGCTCTGGGGCAGGGCGTTGATGACGGTGTTGATTGCTTGGGTCTTATGGGCCGTAGGTTGCTTGCCATTTCCCGCCCCGCCCTCACCGTGGTGCCAAAGACCGTTCCGACTCGTCAGGAGATGAAACTCGACGAGTTGTTCGAAGACCACGGTGCTGGCCTTAAAATATCGGGAAGAAGAATTTAATGTCTGACAATATCAAGTCTATCGCCGGAACGGGCAAAAAACCCCAGACCAAGTACAATCGTTGGAACGACGAGATTACGAAGGGCGAGAAAGCACTTGAAAAGTGGCATTTGCGTGGCGCCTATATCTCCAAGCGGTATCTGGACGAACGGGATACGGACGTTGATGACCGCAAGTTCAACCTTTTCACCGCCAACACCGAAATCATGATGTCGAGTCTGTACGCGAAAATCCCGAAAGTAGATGTCTCGCGCCGGTTCGAGCAACACATGGACGACACGGCCCGCATATCGGCCATGATGCTGGAAAATTGCATCAAGCAGGATTTGGAAGACCCATGCTCCAATTTCGACCAAGTGATGCGGTATGCAGTGCAAGACCGCCTGATCGACGGCCTCGGAATGGCGTGGCTCCGCGTGGAAACGGAAACCGAGAGCAAAACCCTTCCACAGGAATTGGACCCACTCACCAACGAGGTGATCCGCGAGGAATCCACGTACGACGAAGTGACCCATCAGGAAGTGCCGATCGACTTTGTCCATTGGAATGACGTTCTGTGGTCCCCGTGCCGTACTTGGGAAGAGCGCCGCTGGGTTGCTCGCCGCGTTTATCTGGACTACGATGGTTTGGAAGCTCGTTTCGGACAGGAAATCGCCAACCAAATCCCGCTGAAACAGCAAGACGACCAGACGTACAACCAAATAACCTCCTCGACCGAGCAACAACAGGAAAAGGCGTGTATTTATGAGATTTGGGACCGCGTAGCCAAGGAAGTAATCTGGTTCTCGAAAGACTATAAAGAGCTTCTGGACGAGAAAGAAGACCCGTTGCATCTGGACGATTTTGAACCATTCCCGAAGCCCATGTTCGCAACCATGACGACGGACGCATGCGTTCCGGTTCCTGATTTCGTCATCCTGCAAGACCAGTACAACGAAATGGATCAGGTGAACAACCGGATCTCGCTGCTGGTGCAAGCCTGTAAGGTCGTTGGCGTCTATGACCAGACTGCAACTGGCGTTGCTCGGATGTTGCAGGAAGGCTCCGACAACACCCTGATTCCGGTGGACGGCTGGGCGATGTTCGCGGAAAAGGGTGGAGTAAAGGGCGTCATTGATTGGCTTCCGCTGGAAGTTGTCGTCCAAGCGCTGGAAAAGCTTCGTCAAGCCCGCGAAGACATCAAAGGCCAAATTTACGAAATCACGGGCATTAGCGATATCGTCCGGGGCGACACGAAAGCAAGTGAAACCCTCGGAGCGCAGACTCTCAAGGCGCAATTCGCTGGTGTCCGCATTCAATCGAAGCAGGAGGAAGTCGCCCGATTCGCGCAAGACATTCTCCGCATCAAGGGCGAGTTGATCTGCAAGCATTTCACGGTCGCGCAAATTACCAAAATGTCTGGGATTGAATACTACCCCGACTTCTTGCAAAATCCGCAGGGCGTTCAGCAAGCCATCCAGCTCTTGAAATCCGACCACGAAACGTTCGAGTGGCGCGTGAAGGTGCAAGCGGACTCGCTGGCCCAAGAGAATTCCGCAGTAAATAAGAAGGACAAGGTCGAATTCACCAACGCTATGGCTACGTTCTTGCAGTCAGCGGCAACGACCATGAAGGCCATTCCGGAAAGCGCTCCGATCATTTTCGAATCCTTGAAGTTCTCGATCAGCGGATTCAAGGGCGCACGTGAGCTTGAGGGCGTTATTGACCACACTCTCAAGGTCATCATGGACAAGATTCAGAACCCGCCAGCTTCGCCGCCTAACCCGGCAGTCGAGAAGGCTAAAGTGGACATGCAATTGGCGCAGCAGGACCATCAGTTAGAGTCCCAAGGCAAGCAACAGGACTTCCAGATTGCGCAGGCGGAAGCTCAAGCAGACTTGTCCCTCAAGCAGCAGGAGGCACAAATGGAAGTTCGCAAGTTCATGATGGAAATGCAGCAATCTCAGCAAGAGTTTGCCCAGCTAATGAGGCAAAATCAAGAGCAATTTTTGCAGACCATAGCCCAGAACGCGGCTTTGGGCCGTCAAAAACTCGATTTGGCAGAAGCGCAAGCCGTGGCCAAAGCGTCCTCAACCCTGCCCAACTCTAAGGAGTAACACCATGCGATTCATCGACGTCACCTGCACCAGCACAGAAATTCCTGAGGGCAAGAAACTAATGCACGACGTAGCAACTGACCGTCGTTTTGTGATGGCTGACGATGCCGACCCGGCAGAAGTCGCTGATGCCATTTACGAAAATGAAGCCAAAGCCGCTGCTAAGGCCGTTAAGGCATCCAAAGCCGAAGCCGACAAAGCCGAAGGCGCAAAGTAATCATGTCGCGCAAGTCTTACATCCAAATCAACGGGAAGCTTTATGACAAGTCCCTGCCCCTTCCGGAGGAAGTGCAAAACGCAGTCAGCAACCGTGGACCCGCTTTTATTCCTGACCTACCTGATTTTGTTAGCCCTATCGATGGGAAGTTGGTACGGGGTCGTGCGGGCCTTCGAGACCATTGCGCCCGTCATGATGTCGTACCTACAAGGGATCTGGGCGGGCTTCCTCCAAAGCTTTCTGTGACCGAGCATAGGCCCGACCGACAGGCCATTCGGCAGGAAATCGCAAGACAGTTGTACAAGTAGCCACACACATAGAAGGATAAATCATGGAACTACGCGAAGAAATCTCGGCAGCGGTGGAAAACACCCCCGTCGAAAGCCCCGCCCCGGCTCCGGTTGCATCGGCACCGGTTGCTCTTGCGCCCGCCCCCGCCGCGAAAAGCCCTGCCTCGGCTCCTGCCGACCCTGTCGATCATGGCCACGACGAACACCACGACGACCAGCTGGCCGACGTAAGCAAAGCCAAGTCGATCGAGGAAGTTGCGAACAAACCCGCCAGTGAGCCTGCGGCCAAGCCCGCCCCCGTTGCTGACGAAGGCAAGCCGCAATCCGATCCTCGCGTAGACCGTGCCCCTGCTAGTTGGAAGGGCGACGCTAAGAAAGTGTGGGAAGGACTGCCGCTCCAAGCCCGTCAGGAAGTGATTCGCCGTGAGCGGGATACTCTCCGCGTCCTGCAAGAAAACGCGGGCCTGAAAAACAAGGTCGACCCGATTCAACGGATAGTAGACCAGAACCGCGAAGTCATTCAGAAATTTTATGGCGGCGACCCGGTGGCGGCGTTGAACAATATGATGGTGGTCGATCGCAATCTGACCAGCGGCACTCCGCAAAGCAAAGCCGAATTCGTGGCGCGCATCATCAACAACTTCGGAATTGACATTGAAGTTTTGGATGCTGTGCTGTCCAAATCTCCGATCCCACATAGTGCTGCGCAGCAAAGCGGGGTTGAGGAGCTTATTAATCAACGTTTGGCCCCGGTGATGGACTTTGTACAAGAGCGCCGTAGGGCCGAGCAGCAAGCGGTGCAACAGGCAGACCAGCGGGCAGCGCAGACAGTAGAACAAATGGCGTCGGACCCGTCTTATCCCTATTTCGAAGATGTTCGGGATGAAATGGCCGACCTGATTGAAATTTCAAGTCGAAGGGGCGCAACACTCTCTCTCCACGACGCGTATGAAAAAGCAACACGGTTGAATGACAGTACGTTCCAAGCATCTTCTGTCAGAAATCAGACAGAGAGTGACACGCAACGCGCACTATCCGCCCACCAAGAAGCCCAAGCGGCCAAAGGAGCATCAGTAAGCATCACAGGGAACCCGAACGGGGCCGGAAACGGTCTCAAAGCTAACCCAGCCGATTTGCGCAGTGTCATTGCTTCGCAATTTGGGGAAGGCGGCGCACGAGTATGACGCGCACTCTTTCGATGATTTCCTTGGCCCAACTCGGGCCGGGGGCAATACTCGAAGACATCAACCCGACTCCACAAGAGTTCCGGGTAACGCAAGGCGCGAAGTCGGCAGCGCCAGTCGAAGCGGAAACGCCCATCGACAGTAAAGACGACAAATCCCTTCCGTTATCCACTCAGGAGTAAATCATGGGCTTTCCCAATGTTAGCGACATTATCGCAACTACGATCCAAAACCGTTCGGGCGTTATCTCGGACAACGTCAGCAAGAACAATGCTCTTCTGTCCCGCCTGAAACAGCGCGGCAACATCAAGACGTTCAGCGGCGGCAATCAGATCTTGCAGGAACTATCGTTCGCTGAAAACAGCAATGCCGGGTACTACAGCGGGTATGAAACGCTGCCGACCGGTGCGCAAGACGTCATCAGTGCGGCGCAATACGACTTGAAGCAAGCCGCTTGCCCGGTAACTATTTCCGGCCTCGAACAGCTCCAAAACTCGGGCAAGGAAGCGATCATCGACCTGCTCGAAAGCCGCATTTCGGTCGCTGAGTCTACCATGAGCAACTTGATCGCTTCCGGCATCTACGGCGACGGCACGGCTTACGGCGGTCGCGAAATCAGCGGCCTTAAGCTGCAACTCCCGTCCAACCCGGCCACTGGTACTGCTGGCGGCATTGATCGCGCAACGTGGAACTTCTGGCGTTCGCAGAAGTTTGCGGCAGTTGCTGATGGCGGCGCGGCCACCACAGCAGCGAACATCCAAAGCTATATGAACCAGCTCTGGGCGAAGATGGTTCGCGGCCAAGACCGGGTCGATTTGATCGTCATGGACAACGCCTATTGGGGCCTGTATATGGCGTCGTTGCAAGCTATCCAACGCTTCACTTCCAGTAGCGATGCGAATGCGGGCTTTGCCTCGGTCAAGTTCATGGATGCTGATGTGATCCTCGACGGCGGCATCGGCGGGTTCATGGCATCGAAGGAGGCATACTTCATCAATTCGAAGCACATGTTCTATCGCCCGCACGCTCAGCGCAACATGGTTCCGTTGTCTCCGGGCAAGCGCTACAGCGTCAATCAAGACGCCGAAGTGCAAATTCTGGCGTGGGCTGGCAATCTCACCTCCGACGGTTTGCAATTCTCGGGCAAGATGTTCGAGTAATCGAGTCTAGGGACTTCGGTCCCTACCTCATCTTCCCTTCATTGAACAAGGAGCAGCAAAATGGCAACGAAAATTTCGGTTCAACCGCTCATCGGGGCGAATTTGGACAACAACAATATCAGCACTCTTATCAACCGCAACGCGGGCATCGCAGCCAGCGCACGGGTTTTGGATGAAGTGTTCGGCAGTGACGGCAAAATTTACGTCTATGCCGAAGCCAACGGCGCAATTCCGGCCAGCACGGCAGTTTGTACTATTGCCGCCGCTACCGGTCTTGCCACCGCCACTGGCGGCGCTTACACCAGCCCGGCGACGGCGTTGATTGTCGGTGACCGTGCGTGGTTCAGCAAGGCCAGCGTCTAATGTTGTGCGGGGACTGAGAGATCGGTCCCCTTTTTTGCAGATCGTGATGTGATGGCACGTTACCCGTCAATACCACTTAAAAGGAAAATTCAAATGAACGAAAGCTTGGCAACATACGATCAGGCGGCGGTGATGGAAGACACGCCCCGCTTCGCGATGGACAAGAAGCTGTATGTCAATTTCTACGTACGTGCTGTCATGAGCGGCTTCAAGTCGGCTCAGGAAGGTCGCCCGATCTTCGACGAAGTAGATTACATCCGAATCATCATCCCCGGCGATAAGAACAGTATTCTTGACGTTCCTGTGGACGAGCAACACAAAATGCGGTTTGAGGCTCAATACGATCGGTTCAAGAAGAACCAAGAGCAAGCCGTCAGCGGCACTCCGCTTGAAGTGTGGCCGCAAATGACTGTTGGTTTGGTTGCCGAGCTTAAAGCAATGAACGTTCATACCGTTGAGCAATTGGCCGACATGCCCGACCAACTTGCCCAAAAGATCATGGGTTCCCACGCACTTCGCACCAAGGCCAAGACATTCCTTGATGCGGCGGCTGGCGAGGCCGGTAACTCCAAGTTGGCGTTGGAGCTTGAAAAGCGCGACAACGAAATTGACTTGTTGAAGAAGCAAATGGCGGACTTGTTGGCGGCTGCGACCAAAGCCCCCGCCCCCGCCCCTGTAACTACGAAGTAAGGAGCAGCAAATGCGAGGCACAGCCCTAAAGATAGTGCAGCAAGCGTGTGGCGAGTTAGGCTTGCCGGTTCCTGCCTATGGGTTGGCCTCGCAGGATCAAACTACCATTCAACTGTTCGCGTTGTTGAATTCTTGCGGCAACGAAATGTTGAACTGGATGGATTGGCAGTTCCTTATCAAGGATCACGAAATTACCACCAACGGCACGGACGTTGCCTACCCGCGTCCGTCTGACTTCAACAGCCAGATCAATCAAACTATCTGGGACAAAGGAATGCGTCGCCCGGTTCGCGGCCCCCTATCCCCACAGCAATGGTCGGCAATCAAGAACCGAATCGTGAGTGTTGGGCCGTTCATCATGTACCGCATTAATGGCGATATGGTGGAGTTCAACCGCAACCCCGGCGCAGATACCATCGTTTACCAATATGTCAGCAACGGCTGGGTGGAGCAATACGACAACCCGGCAATACATAGCCAGATGATTGCTAACGATAATGACATCATCACCTATGAATTCTGGCTCATAGTGAAGATGCTTAAGATGCGCATGTGGGAAGCCAAGGGTCTTGATGCGACCGCGCTGAAAAAGGAGTTTGACACGCTGTATGACGCAATTACCGGCCAAGACCAAGGCGCTCCGATCTTGAATATGTCGCCGCGAGTAAGGGGTGCGCTGATTACCTCCAACAATGTGCCTGATGGCAATTACGGAATAATCCCGTGAGCAAGCCCCGCCAGTCCTCGTCAGTATCTGTTCCAGCCCCAATCGGTGGCTTGAACGCTTACGACTCTTTAGCAGCAATGCCAGAGACAGACGCTGTCGTGATGCGAAATTTCTACCCGCAAGCTTATGGAGTGGCCCTGCGAAAGGGCTATCAGGAGTTTGCATCGGGGTTCTCTGGCATAATGGGCGCGTTGATGCGTCACTACGCCCCCAACGGAACGCAGACTCTATTCGCTGCGGATGGGGCTTACATCTACAACATCACGGCGGGCGGTGTTGTCGGCGTTGGCCAAAGGGTCTGTCCTTCTGCGAACTGCTACTGGCAAAATGTCGCTCTAGCTAACGCAGTCGCTACTTACTGCATCGCCTTCAATGGAACAGACAATGGGTTCCTGTACAGTCAAGCAGGGGGTTACATGGCCCTGACGCTGGGCGATGGCATTGTGGCGGGCACGTGGAAGAATATTGACCCCAAAAAGTTGGTTCAGCCCCTAGTTCATCAACGAAGACTGTGGGCCGTGGAGAAAAATTCCACTAAAGCATGGTATCTTCCGTCAGATCAGGTCTGGGGCGTGGCTACGTTCTTCGACTTTGGCGGTTGCTTTAGCCAAGGCGGTTGTCTGCAGTCTTTGGCCACTTGGACGGTCGACAGCGGCCTAGGCCCCAATGACTACCTCGCGGCATTTAGTTCGGCGGGCGAGGTCGCGGTTTACCAAGGCACAGACCCAAATAGTGTTACGACATGGAAGCTGGTCGGAGTGTTCTATGTAGGGGCCACGTTCAGTCGCAAGTGTTGGACAAAGTTTGGCGGCGATGTGGCCTTCCTTACACAATATGGAATGCTCACATTAAACTCTGTTCTCAGCCCAGATTCACAACACGTTCTAGGGAATTTGTTGTCGCAAAAGATCCAACGGTTGATCTCGCAAGTAATCTCAGCAAGTTCTTCGTACGCTGGGTGGGATATCCTGAACTTTGCTGAGGAAAACATGATCCTCATCAATGTTCCGGGCTTGGTGCCCTCCCAAACAGTGCAGCTGGCATACAACTCCCTAACAAAGGCGTGGACCTTGTTCAACGGAATGCCAGCAGAGGCATGGCTGGCAACTAAATCTTCTCTAATGTTTGCCGGGGATGAACGAGTGTTCTTAGCATGGCAAGGGTACAGGGACGGCGTGGAGCAGGATGGTACTGGAGGGAACAACATTGTCGCAGAGTGCCAACAAGCATTTAGCTATTTTTCCCTGCCGGGAGTAACAAAGCATTACAAAATGGTTCGCCCAACGTTCTTGCACGAAAGTGTGTTCAACTACAGGATCGGGGCGAACATGGGATTTGATTTCACTACTTCGCCGCGCCCTGCGTCAAACCCGCGTAACGACTTCGGAATGTGGGATGCGTCGTTGTGGGACAGCAATGCGGCGTGGAAGGGCGGCACGGAAACTAGTAAACTATGGTCGTCAGTAGTGGGTGTCAGTTTTGCTGCAGCCCCCAGAATCGCCATAGACGCAAGTAGTGAAGTAGTGTGGATTGCGACCGATTGGTTAATGGAAAAAGGAGGAGTAATATAATGGCGGATCTTTGGGGATCAATGATCGGGGCTGCAGCAGATATGTGGTCCAGTAGCCAAGAAAAGGACGCGGCTGAACAAGCCGTGAAGGACGCGCCTAATACCACGCAGCAAGCTTCGATGTGGCAGAACCAACAGAACATGGGCAACCAAACTTGGGCGCAACAACAAAACCAAGCAGCCATGGACAAAGCTGGTGTTGGCACCAATACTGACGCATTCGGTTCGTCCAGTCGTACCCAAAACGCAGATGGAAGCTGGAATCTCAACACCACATTGAATTCCAGCGACCAACAGTTGCTAGATGCTCTGCGCGGCAAGTCGACCACCGGCCTGAGCAATCTCGACATGTCGGGGGCGTACAACACAGACAGCGACTACGCCAAAAACTTTGACGCTTTGAATCGCCCTGCCCTAGAGCGCAGCCAGCAAGCCCAACGGGATTCAGCCGCTGCAATGGGCGTGGGCTGGGGTTCCGGCAAAGGTAACGACGTCCTGCAAAGCCAACTCGACGACGAGCAAACCCGCTTCGGCCTGTCAGTCCAGAATGCAGGACATGATGCGTGGAACGCAGACCAAGCCATATTGAAGAATAACCTCGGCTTGAGCGACTCTATGATGAGCAACATCAAGAGCCGCCAAACAGCCGCCCCGGAGTGGGGAAAATACGCCACAGTGAACGCCCCCACCTCTGCCATTGTAAACAAAGGCGACATCAACTCAAGCCTAGGGTGGGCCACTGGCACAGACGGCTCGGCATCCGGGTACACTCAGTATCAAGCCCCTTCGGCCAGTAATGGTTGGTCAGGAGGCTCTCTCAGCTCTGCAGCCGCAACAGCCATTAGCTCATGGAACAGCCAACATCCAGACAAACCCATCGACCCCAACGCTATTACTAATGATTACGAACTCAGCAACTTGCTCAACGACGCCAATGGCTTCTATGGCGGGGACAGTTTTTGGGGCAACGCCCTGCCCGGTAAAGCCTACCTGTCTGGGGCTACCGCATTAGCCAACTCCTACAACAACTTCACTCCGGGGCAAGGGGGTGCGGCATATTACTCTAGCGGGGCCAACAACATGTACAGTAACCCCACTACCTCCAACGGATATCAGACTAATTCTAGCGTTGGCCCCGGATCGGGAGGGTGGAGTAACTCGAGCAATGACAGTAGCAGTAATCCCAGCTCTAGCTACGGCGGGTGGTGATCATGGAAAATTACGATACCGGTAACTACGGCGAAGAGCAGGATTTTGAAGGCCAACAACAAGCAATCGCACGAGCCTTGCGCAGGGCGCAATCTCTGGCTAGCAGCGCTTACGCTGGCGTAACCCGCCCCCGAGCAAACCCTCTCCACTATGTGGCTAATTACCTATCTCAGCGCAATGCGGATGCAGAATTGTCGGCGGCTGAAAAGAAAGCGGCTGAGTTCGGCGCGGCCAAGGAGCGCAAGGTTACTGACCTTGTTACGCAGATCAGCACCCCCGGCACCAAACGGGTTCTGAAGCAAACTCTCGGTGGCTCGGACGCCCCCCTTGGCGGCCAGAACGTGGCCCCGCAAACAGAGACGCAGGAACCGCTCGACCCTGTGGCTGAGAATCAACGCCAGATGGGTTTGGCCATGACTCTTGGCCGCATTGATCCCAAATTGGCCTCTCCGTTTATAGCTTCGGGCGCGGCGTTCCCAGAAAAAATGGCCACACTCAAGGCTACGCAGGAAGCACGCGCAGAAGAAAACCGCCGCCGCGCAGAAGATCGCATGACGGAGTTGGAAGCTCGTCTGCAAGATAAAAACCTTGACCGCGCATCCCGTGAGCAAATGGCAGCAGAAAGTCGCTCTTTGCGTGCTGGCCTTGCAGGACTTGGCGGGAGTAACGCAGACTTGCAACGCGAATTGCTCCAAGCTAGAATCGACAAGCTCCATCAACCGGCCCCTGAGACTCCCTCGCAAGCCAAAGCACGCATGGCACGCGAAAAATCTGACGAAGGTCTCGCAGGACTCAATGACACTACTGTTGAGATTCAAGATACACTGGACAAGCTGGACAAGGCGGGCGGTATGACCAGCACAAAAAAAGGCGCTCTGCCTAATGCCATGACCTCGCTCGGTGCCTCTGCAATTGGGCAAATGGCTGGCCGCGTGGTTGGCAGCGAGGTTCAATCCCACCGTGATGTTCTTGGCAGTCTTAAGAAACAACTCCTTCTGGACATCAAGCAAGCGACTGGCATGGGGGCTGGACAATTGAACTCTAATGTTGAACTTCAAACGTGGCTCAGCAGCCTTGGCTCTGACGGCATGACGAGGGAAGCCAACCAGAAGATACTTGACAATATCCGCTCCAAGTATCTCGGAAGAAGTTCTGCCCCGGCAGCCCCGGCAGCCCCCGGTGAATTGTCCGATGAAGAATTGCTCAACCATTTTTTGAAGAAATAGTCATGGCCACCAGAGAAGAAATGATGGTAGCGCTGCGCAACGCACACAACGCGGGCGACGACGTTGCGGCGAGGCGCATCGCGGCCATGGTATCTGCTGCGACACCTGTTTCAGGGAAGCCAGTCAAGCGCGCAGAGGCCCCGAACACGCTCGAGCAAGACATGGCCCAACAGGCGAAAGATGATGTTGGCACCGCTCTGGAGACCGGCATCGCTACGGCCAGCTCTCGTGCTGTGCGTGCTGCCGCAAATGCCATGGACTATTTACCTGCGAACCGAGCGATGAAAGTAGTTGCTCCAGAAACGTACTCCAAACTACGCGCCAAAGTTGATGAATACCTGCCTTCAGAACGCGATATTCAACTCTTGGAGGCCGGAACAGCCGGGTCGGGTGCCGCTCAGGGGGCTAATATTGCATCTGAAATTGCTCTTACGGCGATTCCGGGATCAAAAGCTGCAGAAGGAGTTATGCTTGTTCCAAGGCTAGGCGCTGCTTTAGCTAAACAGGGGGCGGCGCGCACCATTGGCCGACTGGCAGCTACTGGCGCGGCTGGCGGCGCTACCGGCAGCGCAATGCTAGGCAAAGATGTCGGGGAGGGTGCTGGCTGGGGGGCTGCACTCGGACCAACGTTAGGCGGTGCCGGTAAGGTGTTGTCAAAGGGTTATGGTTTTGGCCAAGACCTTATGGGCGGTGCTACTGGCCGGGCTATCAAAGATGCGCAGGAGGCGTTTGGCGATCGCACTCAGCAAGCCATTGTTGCCCTGCGAAATCTCAAAGGAAACGTCGCCGGGGAAGCCCCGACAGCAGGGCGTGCCGCTACCCCGGAGCTTGCTGCTTTGAAGACTCTGGAATCTGGGGCGCGTAGTCGCCCCGATGCCCCCGAGTTCCTCGCCCGCGATGCGCAGAACGAAGCGGCACGCAGCCAAGTGCTGGAAGACATTGCGGCCCCCGGACGCGCTGGCACAGCAACACAGGGCGGCACAGTTCCGTTATCGCCAGCTTCCCAAGTTCGTGCAGACACCACTGGCCCCATGTTCGATGCGGCCATGGCTGATCGTGTTCCTATTAACCGCCAGATGTTGGAGTTAGTGCGCGGGCGCGAGGTTCAAGGTGCCATTGGCAAGGGCGCGAACAGTTTTGAGCAAGCACAGACCAACGCTAGAGCAGGGGGCCTCCCGGTCCCCAAGGGGGCCAATCGAAATAGCGTTTCTATTGACCGCCTACAACGCACTAAGATTGAACTTGACGGGGAGATACGCGACTTATCCAA